AGGCGGGTCAGAACATCACCCTGGACGCGACTCTGAAGGACCTTCTCCAGCCACCAGAGGGCACACAAGTCACCTTCCTGAACATCCAGAGGTACATCAACCCCCACTACATCAAGGAGGAGAAGGCGGTGGTGGAGAAGAAGCCCAAGGCGCCGGTCGATCCTGACGCGCCCCCCAAGGAGAAGAAGGTTCGCCCAAAGGTTGCCAAGGCACCAGTGGCTTAAAAGTGTGAGTGTAATGTAATACAAAACAAAATGGAGACGGAGTCCCCACCAGAGCTTTCACGTGAAAACCTGAACGCTCTAGTTGGAACTAAAATCAAAGACCTTGCACTGTATCGCAGGGCGTTTACGCACAAGTCGGCCCTGAAGCCTTATTCGGATCTGACTGGTTCGTATGAAACTCTTGAATTCATGGGCGATTCGGTACTCGGATTTATAATTACAAAGCACCTCTTTGATCAGTACGAAAAGCATCAGGAGGGCTTCTTGACCAAGGCGCGGACGAAGATGGTTCGGGGCAAGACGCTATGTGAAATTTCAAAAACTCTGGGTCTCGAGAAGATGATTCTCATGGATGAAAAGGGGGACCGCAACGGCTGGAACACCAACGAGCACATCATGGAGGATGTCTTCGAGGCTCTCGTGGGTGCAATCTATCTGGATCTTGGCATGGTCCATGCGAAGCAATTCGTTCTCGAATCATTCACGAAGGTTGAGACGTCTTTGGTGGATGACAATTACAAGGATCAACTCATGCGCTGGTGTCAGGCTCTCAAGTATCCATTACCGGATTATCGGGTCGATGGCCAGACGAATGGTCAATTTTTCATAACTGTGGTGGTCGATGGCATGGATTGTGGGGCTGGGTTCGCCCTGACGAAGAAGCAGGCTGAACAGAACGCCGCAGAAATTGTACTTAAGACTGATCCTCGTTTTAAGAGTAAGAATGGAGGCCCCCCAAAGCGAGAGCGTTGTAACGAGGGCGCTTGAGTTAATTGCGGCTGAATACGCCGAACAAAGATCAGACGAATGGTTAGAGCTCCGTGAGCAAATGATCACAGCAAGTGACGTGGCGAGTGCCATAGGTGAAAGTCGGTACGAGTCTCCGGATGCTTTTGTAAAGAAGAAGGTGCTCAGGACCAAGTGGGCCGGAAACGCCGCAACTGCGCACGGTACTCTTCTAGAGCCCTTTGTCCGCGACTTGTATGATCAGCGAACTGGTCGCAAGTCTCACGAGATTGGCCTCGTACGACATCGCACGTATTCGTGGCTCGGGGCGTCACCCGATGGCGTCACGGAAGACGGAATCCTCGTTGAAATAAAGTGCCCATTGACGCGCAAAATAGAGGCAAAGGTGCCCAAGCATTATTTACCCCAAGTGCAACTGCAGCTGGAGATTACTGACCTCGAGGAGTGCGACTTTATTCAGTACAGACCAGGGGGTGCCGAAACCCCAGAGGAGTTTGTGGTTGTGCGCGTCAAGAGAGATCGCGCGTGGTTTGAAAAGAACCTTGCAGCCATGAGGGCGGCGTGGGATCGCATAGTCAAAGGTCGGGAACATGGATTATCTGAATTGGTTGTAGACGATTCAAAAAACGTGTGCTGTCCGGCCGAGTGCCAACTTGTGGATGACGGAGAGACATGTCCCAGTTGGGCCCAGAAGTAACCGTTCAAGAGGTTGATGACTGGATCGCAAAACTCGATAAAAAACAAGGATATCTTAAAAATGTCATAGCGTTCTTGATGACGGTGATTGGCCGCCCCATCAAGAGCCCCTTACTCATCAGAATCCCAGGGAGAGAGGACAACATGGTTCATAAATCAAGAAGATGGTACGAAATTCGCGATGCGCAGGGGTACAAGGGCCTTGTGAATTACGAAGACGAGATTGGCCGGGCCATTGGGTTGACCCATGAACAGTGGTGTCTGACGACTTCGGAGAAGGTGGAGAGCGTCGATAGGGGTGTGAATAAAAAGATTGCCGACAGGGTGTTCCGTCGGGACAATTCCACGTGTCGAAGGTGCGGGGCCGTAGCGGGTCAACCTCACCAACAATTTCCAGATAAAATAGTGAAGCTTCATGTCGGGCATCTCGTCCCGTTTACGTTGGAGCGCAAGGTCAAGTACACGGAGGATGACTTTGAGACGCTATGTTCCCAGTGCAACGAGGGTGAAAAGGCGCATGTGATGACGACAGACATGAAGATTGAAATGCTCACGCGCCAATTGGAGCGGCTTCGAGCATCTTTGCGAGATGAACAGCAAACCGACACGGCACAGCATTGCCAATCTGCCGATACATCGACGACACCGACCCCTTGAAAACGAAAGAGTCTGGAAAGGTTTGTATCCTAGCGCACTCGCGAACCGTCAAGCGCCGCTCCATGCTTGGGTGGTTGTGAATGACTGGGCCACCGCTGCCGCCACCGCGTCCTGTGATGGTTGGTGACGCGTCGTCCCAGACGAGTTGACGGTTCCCAAGATAACCCGTTAACCGGCACTTGTGAGCGGTTCCCACGTGCTGAATTGATGCGTCATATGCAATTGGCAAATCACCAATTGCACTTTGTAGCGTTAACAGCTTACCCACAGGCTCTGGCCACTCGAGCTCGTAGTCAATGTCGGTTCTGACCCCCGTGAAAATCACTCGCTCCCGCTTCTGTGGAACGTCATAGTCTTTTGTTTTGAAAAGACGGTATTTCACCTTGTATCCACACTGCATTAGGTCCTCAAGAATCATCTTCATGATGCGCCCCGTCTTGTTCTTCTTGTCGAGGGGTGTGTCGTACCCCCCCATGTTCATGAGCCCTTTCACATTTTCAAACAAAAAATAAGATGGCTTTTTCAGACGGAGAATACGAACAAGCTCTTCATAAAGCTGATTTCGTGAGTCTTCAGGAGTTCGGTAGGGATTAGCCATGGAGAACCCCTGACATGGGAAGCCGCCTATAATGAGATCGCAGTCTGGTACTTCTGTGATCTGCTTGATGTCTCCGCAGTGTGGTTTAATTTTAAAATTCAATTCATAGGTGTCACACGCGTGTTTATCAAAGTCGTTGACGTAGACGTGCGTAAAGTTGGGGTTCTCATGGAACCCATAATCGAGCCCCCCGCATCCTGCGAAAAAAGAAGAGACTCTCATCCTAGACTAAACGCCTCAGGAATCTCTAAGTAGTTAAGAAGGGTCCACGCTGGATGGGTATGGATTGCCGTCACAAGAATCGTTTCCTGAAGTGCCGCGAGTGCATGGGGAACTTTTGTGCCGGGTGCATTCAGCTCGAGGTTCATAATTGCCCCAAGCTGGATGAACGGTCTAAAAATGAAAAGGAGAATTTATCAAAGAAATTAGTCAAGGTGGTGGCGCCAAAGGTTGCTACTTTTTGATACGCGAAAACAGGTACACGACCAGTGCAATAAGAGCAAGCCACATGAGCAAGTCTGAGCCTCCTACTCGCGCCGTCCATGTGTCATCTTTGGCACGGCGTCCACCCGTCCAGCTCCACGGCTGACCTGGGCGCATCCAAGTGACGGTGCCATCGGGGAACTCATTCTTGCGCGCTGGGAAACCACGGAACAGAGCCGGGCTGCTATCCGCCGTCTTTAAGTACATGGACCCTGAAATGTTCATGATTGGATCGGCTGAACCTTCGAGTTCGTCCATGTAAATCGTGGGCTTTTCGCTCATCTGAGTCGTGTACGAACCGTCAATCGGAATCGTGCTCGGGATCCCATCGGAATATACACCGAAGGTTCCGGACCACGTATATGGGTTGAAGCGATTGATGCTCAAGTCATCGCATACCATGGCGGCGGTGGCCATTTAACATAGGCTTACATTATTTTTGGCATACACCTTTGTCTGGATCTTCTGACGATGAAGCTCCCACATCGTGTCCATGTCCACATTCAACATATGGGCCAATTGGAAAAGATAGCTGAACACGTCACCCATCTCCATCATGATGTCAGTTCCCCTATCTTTTTTGAGTCCAGTCTTCTTGTAGATGCGCTGGTTCTGACGGATACTCGACGCGAGTTCGCCAATCTCTTCGTTCAGAAGCATCCACACGATGCTTACTGGAGCTTTGTCCCATCCCTTGCGTTTGCACATTTCGGCAGTTTCGTCGCGAAACTTGTTCATTGTAAAACAAACACGTTTCGTCTCTAAGCTTGGTTCAAGCGTCCGATAGCGTATCGCATTCTGAACACCAGGAAACACGCCACTACGAGCAACAGAAACTCCGAGCCCAACTTCCAATTTTCCACCGACTTTTCGCCACCCCCCTTCTTCTTCGCCCACGGCTCGACGACCGAATTACTGAAGAGACGGATCGCGCGATCGATGGCGAAGAAAATGAAAAATCCAATCAGGATGTCATCTAGTGCTCTCATTTAGAATGCAATCTTGCTATTGTAGGGTAATTTATTTCCGTACGTGCTCGTGCTGACGGGAGCCGCAAGGGGAACTGGGTTCGAGGAGATGTCACGCAGGTAGACCAACTGCTGGAGAACGCCAGTCGAAACGGTGGCTGTCGCCTCTCTGGCGACTTGGGCATTCATAGCGCTCACCTGCCCCCGAACGTCATTGTACGGGTCACGCGCCATGTTAGTGTACACGCGCTTCATGAGCGCCTGTAGGTCGGCGTCATTCTGCCGCTCAATTTTCACACCGGTTTTGGCCTGGACAGAATCGATGATGGAGGTGTGAACCTGCTCACGATTGAAATCAGAAAAGAAAGCATCCGTAAGGGGCGTTGGAAGCAGACGGGTGCTCATTTGATGTATGCAGGGATAAAAAAAACAGACTCTTATTACACAATGAAGGTCATCAAGCGCTCGGGGGATGAAGTCGAGATGCTCTTTGACAAGGTGACCAAGCGAATTTCAAAACTAAATCAATCTCCAGAGTTTGAGATCCTCAATGTCCAGCCCGACAAGGTGGCTCAGAAGGTTTTCACGAGCATGTACGACGGTATATCCACATCGGAAATTGACAACCTGACGGCCGAGGTGGCGGTGGCTATGATCACAGAGAACCCGGACTACGAGACTTTGGCCATGCGAGTGACCGTCTCGAATCTTCAGAAGAATTGCCCAAAGTCTTTCCAGGATTGTACCGATTTCCTGTACACGAAGGGCATCTTATCCGCCGAGTATTGTCAGAGCGTACCGGCCGACGTCGACTCGTGGATCGTCCCCGAGCGTGATTACCTCTTTGGATATTTTGGAATCAAGACGCTCCAAAAGGGCTACCTGAACACCAACGAGACGCCTCAGTTTATGTTCATGCGGGTGGCGATCGGCATCCATGGCACCGACTCCATCCGCGCCCGGGAGACGTACGACCTGATGAGTCAGAAGTTCTTTACGCATGCAACTCCTACTCTTTTCAACGCCGGAACGCCCCGCCCACAAATGTCTAGTTGCTTCCTAGTAGCCATGAAGGACGACAGCATCGAGGGAATTTACGACACGCTCAAGGAGTGCGCTCAGATTTCCAAGTGGTCTGGGGGCATAGGAATTCACTGCTCGAACATCCGAGCGAACGGTTCACAGATCAAGGGGACGAATGGAGTGGCCGATGGTATCGTGCCCATGCTCCGCGTCTTCAACAACACGGCTCGGTACGTCAACCAAGGTGGCGGGAAGCGCAAGGGCTCCTTCGCCATCTACCTGGAGCCTTGGCATGCTGACATCATGGAGTTTCTGGAATTGCGCCTGAACCAGGGCGACGATGAGATGCGCTGCCGAGACCTCTTCACGGCCATGTGGATTCCGGACCTCTTCATGGAAAAGGTGGAGAAGGACGAGGAGTGGCACCTCATGTGCCCCAGCGAATCCCCTGGACTGCCCGACGTGTACGGTGAGGAATTCAACGAGCTCTACAGAACGTACGTCGCGCAGGGGAGATTCAAGAAGTGCGTCAAGGCGCGCACAGTTTGGGACGCGATCCTCAAGTCCCAGGTTGAGACTGGGACGCCATACATGTGCTACAAGGACTCTGTGAACGCCAAGTCGAACCAGAAGAACATCGGAACCATCAAGTCTTCAAACCTTTGCACCGAGATTATGGAGGTTTCCACCCCAGACGAGACGGCCGTGTGTAATCTGGCCAGCATCTGCCTCCCAACCTTTGTTGAAGGAAATCAATTCAACTTTACAAAACTGTGCGAAGTGACCGGGGTCATCACGCGGAACCTGAATCGCGTCATCGACCGAAACTATTACCCCACCGAACCGGCCCGGAAGTCGAACCTTCGGCACCGGCCCATCGCCATCGGCATCCAAGGGTTGGCAGACGTGTTCATGATGCTCGGTCTTGCTTTTGACGAGCCCAAGGCGCGAGATCTCAACAAGGGTATATTCGAGGCTATTTACCACGCCGCCTTGACCCAGTCGTGTGAGTTGGCTAAGGAGGAGGGGCCTTACGAGACGTTCAAGGGATCTCCAGCTTCCGAGGGCCTCCTCCAACCGGATCTCTGGAATCACAAGACTCCTGAATTTTGGAATGAAATTAGAGAATCTATCAAGATCCATGGACTCCGCAACTCGCTGCTGGTGGCACCGATGCCGACCGCAAGTACCGCCCAGATCATGGGGAACAACGAGGCGTTCGAGCCGTACACTACAAACATCTACCTGCGTCGGACCCTGGCCGGCGAGTTTGTCATGATCAACAAGCACCTGATCCGGGACCTACAGAAGCTTGGAAAGTGGAACCCGGCCATCAAGACGGATATTGTGCGGAACGGTGGGTCGATCCAGCAGATTCAGGACATTCCGCTCGAGCTCAAGAACATTTACCGGACGGTATGGGAGATTCCACAGAAGAGCATCATCGACATGAGCGCTGACCGCGGCGTATACGTCGACCAGTCGCAATCCTTGAACATCTTCATGGAGAACCCGAGTTTGGCGAAGCTGAGCTCTATGCATCTGTACACCTGGAAGAAAGGGCTGAAAACAGGGCAATATTATTTGAGGACCCGCGCAAAGGCCAAGGCGCAGCAATTCACCGTGCCGGTCGCGCCCACAAAGGATCAAATTCTTGCATGCTCCCTTGCCAATCCCGAGAGTTGTGAGATGTGTTCAGGGTGAACACAGTGTGCGCCCGGGTTAAAACTATGAGCTATTAAATAATTATGAATTTATGGTCAAAACTACCGACCGAACTGATTCGAAAAATAATTGAGGCGTCCGAGCCGAACATCGACGTTCAATTATGTTTCAAAATTCCACCAAAGAAACTTGACGAAGCCAAGTCTTGGCGACTCTGGTACCTTCTCAAATCTCATGATGGGATTATTTACAATTTAGAATCAAAATCTCTCCATATATTTCGGATTCCAGGGTTTCATATCATCCGGAGACCTATAGAACTCAGTTATCACACCGCCGGTCTCCACGTGTTTAACGATCAAGAAGAGGAGCACCTGCTAGAAGTGACGGGTGCATGTGGATGCTTCCAAGGAAAAACTTCGAGACTGGCGTGGACGACGGAAATGCGCATCCTCCTTAGGGGCGCGCCGAGTTTATCTTCTTCTTGAGATTCGCAGCCTCTTTGTATGCGGCGGCGAGTTTGTTCTCGAGGGGCTTCACTTGCGCGTTGATGGTCTGTTGGTGATTGTAAATTTTGTTTTCGAGTTTGTTCAAGTTCAAGTTCTTGCGTAGGCGTCTGCGCATGTTAGTGACCTGATCCTCAAGGTTTAAAATATTAGCCTCAATTTTACGATACATGTTTACGAGGCTCGGAGGACGGGCAATGCTCCTCGTGGTACTGGACACGAGTGTGAAGCGTCCACGATTAGGAGACTTGGGCACCACCGTGAAGCGTCCGCGTCTATTCCCAACTTTTGGAGAATTAGGAGACTTGGGCACCACTGTGAAGCGTCCACGCACCTCGCCAACTTTCGCAACCCTTTTGCGGTTCGTTTGCCGCTTCACAGATTGGCGCAGTTTGTTCCATTTTGAAATCTCCCGAATAGTGGCAAGTGGAGACCGCCGACCAACACTCGGACGATAAAGATAAGGAGACTGACCTAACACTTTGTGTCCCATTTAAAAAGAACAGACATTTTATTTAGAATGGTTCTGTGGTCAGATGTCACCAAAGACGCTATAGATGTAACGCCCGGCATGAAGGACAAGAGCAAGTACGCGTATGACGGACGGCCTCTTCGTTTTCAGCTTCCCCGTGGCGTGTGCACGTGGGGAGTTTCACAGTACAAAAGTTTCAATGTGGAAATAAAGAACCATGAATTCATTGAATGGTGGTCTGAATTGGAGCGTCGTCTGTGCCCACAAGAGCCATTCAAGTCTAACTTTACAAACGGTTCTTTGAGGATCAAAATTGATGAAGCCACTTATATTTTTGATGAAAATTCAAAACAGGTCGCGCCCGAGGTCAGAGAAGGTCTCTTTCGTGGGCAGGAACTGACTTGCTTGGTTGATATTGAATCAAATTATTTTTTCAACAACTTGTGGGGTCTTACTGTCCGCGCTTCGCAGATCCGGTTTTACGGGCCCGAGCACGAGGTGAAGTCTGTTGACCCCCCCGTGTTGGAGAAGGGGATTTGCGCATTTTTGGACTCTTGAGAATGAAATTAATCAAGGTGCTCTAATAGCAATAACTATACCCAAAAGTGCGCATACTATACATATCGGTCCCATGATCACCATGGCCAATAGAAACTTGTTATTGGTCTTGCGCATGTTTGAGCTATCAGCAAATGGCTTGTTATTATCATAGCACTCCTTGGCTATGGCACCGTTTGCGGTGATGAGAGCCCCTGCCGAAAGCAGGTAACACGCCATCATAATCAATTTTATTTTTGAGCTCATAACGTATATTACTCACTTGGAATAAATCTCACGAGCCTTTGCCAGGAGTGGGCCCTGAACCAACGCAAAGCCCTTGATGCCCAGCTCCTTCTTGGCCTTTGCGACCGCCTTTATCCATGGGTTCATCTTCTCACCCTTGGACTTGGCCTTGCTGACAATCTCGCCAGTCTTTTTGACCATCTTCAGGTCCTTCTTCTTGAGGCCGCCTGCTGTTTCGGTGGCGTTTCCGTGGTAAACCTCGGCGCGACTTCCAACTGCCATTTATCTTTATATAGAATTTTATTTTACTTGGACATTTTCATCAAAGTACGAGCAGCTTCCATAGCCTTGCGGTTCGCAGACATTGCTTTCTTGTTAGCCATCGCCGCCTTGTTGTTAGCCTGAGCAGCCTTTTTTGCCGCATTTAAACGCTGCTGGGGGGTGGACATGGGGTAACTATAGTGCATTTTATATTACACTGCGAAAATTTTCTTGAGGGCGTGAATCGTAATTTTTGTCCGCGTCACGTTGGGCACCTGGGTCTCCAGTCGTGGATCGTTGAGCACGTCGGCGCACACCTTGGCCTTCCCCTCCTGCAAGTGCATGATGCTCTGCTCAACGCTCGGCAGCGGCTCGACTCCGTCCTCCCCCATGTAGATGAGGCGGCGCACCACCACCTTCTGGGTCTGCCCCGTTCTGTGAGCGCGGCCAATCGCCTGGAGCTCCGTGGCGGGATTCCACGCAGGGCAGGTGATGTAGACGCGCGTCGCCTCCTGGAGGTTCAGACCCACGCCACCCGCCTTGATCTGGATGATGAAGACTGAGTTGACCGGCCCCTTCTTGAACCGCTGGATCCGCTCTTCACGCTGCTCCTTGGGCACCGAACCGTCGATGCGGAATGTGGGGGTGCCCATCTCCGCCAAGAGCTCTTGGATTCGATCCATCTCACCCATAAATTGAGTAAAAATGAGGGCTTTTTCAGTCTTGTGAGTTTTAATGCTCTGCATTAAAACCTCCATCTTCTTCGACCGCCCAAGCCACGGCTCTGGATCGCTCTCCTCCTTGAGCGCGATGCCGTCCAGGTACAGCTGAGGCCACGTCATCACCTGCCTGGTGCGCAAGAGGCACTCCAGAAGCTCCATCTGGTGCAGGTTCTGCGTCCCTGTTTTGAACACGTGACTCACGATCGCCTGACCCTTCTGGAACACGTCACTGTACAAGTCGCGCTCCTCTGGGTACATCTCCAGCTCGAGATTCTGAAAGTCTAGAGGTGGCAGCTCCAGACGCGGGTTGTGACGCGCCACGTCAATCTTCGTACGACGCAGTACAAACTTTTCGCGAATCTTATCCGTGTAGCCCTGAACCACCTCACGGGGCAGCCCCACAAAGGCGCACAGAGCCACAAAGTCCTTCATGGAGTTGAAGACGGGTGTGCCTGTCACTATCCAGCGGATCCTCGCATCAAGCGCCTTACACGCGATGTGACCCTTGCTCTTCTTGTTGCGAATCTCGTGACCCTCGTCAAGGATCACGCGATCCCACTTGACGCCCATAAGCTCACAGATCGGACCACCTGGACGCTGAGGCAGTACAGAGTATGGAGCCACCACGATATTTGGGAGCTTGTCAGGCAACTTGCGCTTGACTCCATCAAAAGCATAGGTGCTCAGGCTCGGCGCGAACCTCGCCACCTCCGAACACCACTGTCCGACTATGGACTTGGGAACCACCACGAGCGTACGAGCTTTGGGGTTGACGAGCATAGTCGCGATGAGCTGTACAGTCTTGCCCAGGCCCATCTCATCACATAGGAACCCACCCGGGTGCACCGTGTCGGTCTCCCGAGCCACGAGCCACTTGAGGCCATCGTGCTGGTAAGGCGAGATGAGGCGCGTCTTAAGCATCTTGAGTTTGGACATGACTTTCACGAAGTGCGCCAAACCCTTGGGCTGATCAGGACACGTTTTTTTGTCTGGGGTCCTAGTAATGAGTAACGCCTCTGCACTTGCGGATGAAATTACACGCATCGTTCAGGGTGGCATTCCAACCGCCAATTTGAAACAGAAATTGACGAACAAAAACAACCTAGCACCCGCCATTGCGGCAATTATCGTCAATTCCGCGCCAGGAGTTTCTAAACAAGTCATATCGGCCGCCCCAACTGATGCTGTCGCCGAGGCTGTTGTGTCTATCGTAAAGACGACTCTGAATTCTGGAAAAAATTTGAAGACTGTCCTGAAACCCGAAGTGACTAGGGAAATCACAGAAACACTTGGTAACACCCCAAAATCTAATACGGCTAAATTAATTTTAAAATTAATTCAAAATTCAATGACCCCAGCCAAGGCGATGACCAAACCGACCGCCGAGGAGGCTGTGAAGATTGCTGGTTCCCCCAATTCAAATTCAATTTTGAAAATAATTACAGAGGCTCTGGCCAAGAACGAAACGCCTGCAAAAGTTGAAGAGATCAAGGCGAAAGTGGCTCAGGCTCCTAAATCCAATAACAAAAACACAGCCAACTTAATTTTCAAGGTGATCATGAATCTTTTCAAGACCAATGGTAAGATGGCGGAGGTGCCACCCAACTTTTTCGCGGCAAATGATTTCAGACAGGCGAACCGCCCCAAGAACGGCCGCAAGTGGTATTTCGGAACGAAAAATGGAAAGACTGGTTGGTACTTGAACACGGGTGGCGCCGTCGTGGGACCTGCCACAGGACCGGCCGCCAGACCTGTCAATGGACCTGCCGCTAGACCCAACTTTTCCAAGTTTAACCTGAGCGCCCTCCTCAAGTGGCGCCGGGAGAACCCAGGAAACTCTGCGAATGTGAATTCCAAGATTTCCAATCGCGTTCGTGAAATGATGAACAAAATTCGTTACTCGTATTCCAGCAGTGATCGTCTGACGCGTCTTGTGGATCTTTTGAAGCAGCTTCCCATCAATTTCAGTGGGCGCCGGGAGATTGTTTCCGCGATTATCGCCATTATTCGTTAGATTACAAACCTCAACAAGTTTTCCAATTTTACTCGCAATTTAAGAGGTGTGAACAACCGGAATATACGCAATGCGCTTGAGGTGCAGCGCCGCCGTCTCGATGAGCGCCGACGTCTCAATGAGCGCCGCCGTCTCAATGAGCGCCGCCGTTCAGGTAACTACGAGCGTCGCCCTGTTAATTACAACCTAGGTATGCGTCGTATGGTGACCGCCCCCGAACCTCCTCGGTATTCAGGAGAGTCGGATTCCAATTACAATCGGAGACGGCGTGAGGCGGTGAATGCGAACGCGCTCCGGATAGCACTTGGTCG